GTGGCCGCCGCCGGCGCCGCGGCAGAGCGCGCGGCGTCGGTGCGCGCCCGCATCGAGAACACCGAGTGGGCGGAGGTGACGGATGGCTGAGATCGGACGCGCGGACCTGCTGATCGTCCCCAGGTTCGACAACCTCACCAAGTCGGTCGAGTCCGCGCTCGGCAAGTGCGAGGGGCAGGCGAGCAAGTCCGGCTCAAGCCTCGGCAAGAGCACCGGCTCCGGGTTCGGGAAGGGGCTTGCCGGCTCCGGCGCGATGATAGGCGCCTTCTCGACGCTCACGTCGAAGGCCATGGACTCCATCTCGTCCCATGTCGGGTCGGCGATCAGCCGCTTCGACACGCTCAACAACTACCCGAAGGTCATGCAGTCCCTCGGGTACTCCGCCGATTCCGCCAACGCGTCTATCGGCAAGATGTCCGACCGCCTGTCGACCCTGCCCACCAGGCTCGACGACATGGTCTCGGTCGTCCAGGGCATCACCGCCACGGTCGGCGACCTCGACAAGGCCACCGACGTCGGCCTCGCGCTCAACGACATGCTCATCGCCTCGGGCAGCTCGACCCAGCTGTGCTCGGCGGCGATGGAGCAGTTCCGCCAGATCCTCTCCAAGGGCAAGCCCGAGATGGAGGACTGGCGCTCGCTGACGACGGCCGCGCCGGGCCAGATGGACCAGCTGGCGAAATCCATGCTCGGGCCCACGGCAAACGCCAACGACCTGTACGCCGCGCTCGGCGGCGGGGGCAAGGACCCGACCATCACCCTCGACCAGCTCATGGACAAGATGGTCGAGCTCGACACGCAGGGCGGCGCTAGCTTCGCGTCCTTCAAGGACCAGGCCGAGACCGCCGCCGGCGGCGTCCAGACGAGCATCCAGAACATGTCGAACGCCGTGACGAAGGGCGTCACCGGCACGCTCGAGGCGGTCGGCAGGAACAACATCGCCGGGGTGCTCGACGACGCGAAGGGCGCCGTGAACGGCTTCTTCAAGGTCGTCAACGGAGGCGTCTCGGCGTCGATGCCGATGGTCAAGCAGCTCTACGGCGGGTTCAAGAGCCTGGCCCCCGAGATCGTCTCGGGGGCGGCGGGCATCGCGGCATGGCAGAAGGCGGTGCCCGTCCTCTCCGGCGTCGCGAGCGGCGTGGGCAAGGCCACCGAGGCCTTCAAGCTCGCCCGCGGGGGCGCCGGAACCTTTGCCGAGTCGCTCGAGGCGGTGGGCATCGGCTTCAACCCGGTCGCGATCGGCTGCACCGTCGCGGCCGCCGGCATCGGCATACTCATCGAGAAGCAGGTCGAGTGGCAGGCCCGCACGGACGCGCTCAACAAGGCCACGAGCGGCCTGGTCGACGCGGCCTCAAACACCGCGGCGCTCGAGTCCTACGCCGGCAGGGTCGAGAATGTAGGCAAGAAGTCCAGCTTCTCCGCCATGTCCGTCGACGAGCTCGCCGAGTCGATCGGCAAGCACGTCGACGCCATGAACGAGAACACGAGGGCCGCCGAGTCGCAGATCGCGCAGCTCAACACCGCGCAGCAGATCATCGACAACTACGCCGGCAAGACCGACCTGTCCACCGACGCCCAGGGCAGGCTCACGTGGGCGCTGCAGCTGCTCAACGACCAGCTCGGCCTCAACATCTCGGCGCAGGACGTGGCGAACGGGCAGTACGTCGACGCGGACGGCAACGTCAAGAACCTCAAGCAGTCCATCGACGAGCTCGTCGCCTCCAAGAAGAAGGACGCCGAGGTGAGCGCCCTCACGGCGAACCTCACCGAGGCGTACCAGGCACAGTCCGAGGCGGCCGACACGCTCGCCTCCAAGACGAAGCCCTACCAGGACCGCCTCAAGGAGCTGGCGAAGAGCTACCCGGAGCTCACCAAGGGCGAGCTCGAGGCGCTCGCCTGCACCGAGAAGGTCGGCAGGGAGTACAACGAGGCGAAGAAGCAGTTCGACTCCGCCTCGGAGAGCATCGACGCGCTCAACGGCAAGCTCGGCGACGCGAGCCTGACCACGCAGGAGGCCGGCAGCACCTTCGAGCACTTCGCCCAGGCGCAGCTCACGCTCTTCCAGGCGCAGCTCTCGGCCAACGGCGAGACCCTGTCCGCCGTCTCCGGCTCGCTCTCGCAGCTCGGCGTCGACACCGAGCAGCTGGCGAGCCTCAGCGACGACCAGCTCGCCAGGCTGGCGCAGGACTACGACGGCACCGCCCGCTCCATCGTCGACGACCTCGACGGTTGGGGCGTCTCGATGGACGAGGGCGCCGCCTCGACGGTCCGAGCGGCGAGCCAGATCCAGGCCGCGCTCGAGGACATGGGCGGCAAGCTCAAGAAGGCGTTCTCGAAGGAGAACATCGACTTCGGCGCGTTCTCGGACGCCTGCGCCGCCGCCGGCGTGTCGACCGAGACGCTCAACAGCATCGGCTCCGCCAACCTCGCCGCGCTCGCCAGCAACTTCAACGGCAACATCGACCAGATGGTGTGGGCCGTCCAGAACTACAACGCGCAGCCCATCGTCGACAAGAACGGCAACGTGACCGTCAACCAGGCCCAGCTCATGGACGCCCAGGGCAACGTGTACACCTGGAACGGCTCGAAGCTGATGGACAAGAACGGCGTCGTCGACGTAAGCGTCGGCGACCTGCGCGACGCCCAGGGCAACCTCGTGACTTGGAACGGCACGGCGCTCCAGTCCAAGAGCGCCAAGACAAAGGTCGACAAGAAGGAAGTCGACAGGGCGCAGACCTCGGTGGACAAGCTCAACGGCACCAAGCTCAAGAGCAAGGAGATGACCGCCAAGGCGAGCTACGGGACGCTGCCGAAGTGCCAGTCCGCGATGCAGGCGGTGATGAACGAGCCGTTCCACTCAAGGTCGGCGACGATCACCACGACCTACGTGACCGTCAACAGGACGCGCAACGAGAAGGCCGCGGGCGGCATACGGCACGCCGATGGCGGCATCCGCATGCACGCGCACGGAGCCATCGTCGACGCGCCGGTGACCGGCTACCCGCTCGACTGGGTGGGCGAGGACGGCGCCGAGGCAATCGTGCCGCTCACCAACCGAAAGTACTCGGAGCCGTTCGCGGCGACCATCGCCGAGCAGATGGCAAAGCTCGGGGGCCAGCGCGGCGACGTCTACAACATCTACCTCGACGGGTCGGCCCTCGAGGTCGACGAGCGCGTCGAGGAGGCGCTCAGGACGCTGGTCTCCGAACTCAAGAGGACCGTCAGGACCGGAAGGGGGTAGCAGGTGGCCTACAAGGAACTGAGCAGGAACGGGGTCAAGTACTACTCGATCAGCCTCTCCACATCGGTCTCAAACGTCGACGACACCACGGCCCGCATCTACTGGACCGCCACCGTCGACTTCGGCGACTGGTACTGCTACGGCGTGCGCCTGCACGTCAAGGTCGGCGGCGTCTGGCGCGCGTCGGGCGACGGCTACACGACCTCCTCCTGGAAGCGCGCCGTCACCGTCAGCGGGTACACCGACGCGGAGCGCAAGGACAAAGACTACGACGTCTGGGTCGAGGCGTACACCGAGTCCGTGTCGGTCGGCGGCTACGGCGGTGTCGGTGCGACGACCTCTTGCGGCGAGGGCGCCAGGATCGGTAAGGTCCCGGCATACGAGCCCGCGGCCCCGACCGACCTCAGGGTCACGCGCTCGACCGACGGGGCAACCGAGCTCGAGTGGGTCAACCACCCGGACGACGACGCCAGGAAGTACTACGACGGCATCAACGTCTACCGCCATACGAACGGCGGCGACACCGAGAACCCCTACAACAGCGTCACGATCTCCAACTGGCGCGACGCGTCGACGTCGGCGAACAACTACTACGACTACGACGTGAGGGCGCGCTGGCGAGGCGGCACATCGGAGAGAACGAACTCCGTTCGCGTCTACAAGACGCCCTCCCCACCGGCATCGGTCTCGCTATCGCGCTCCGGCGACGGCGAGGTCTCGCTGGTCGTCAGGGGTCCCGATATCCCGTCCTGGATTAGCGGCTTCGATGTCCGCGTGACCTCCGACGGCGGCAGGACCTACAAGCCCCGTGCCCTTACCGCCGACAGGCAGGAGCCGGGCGTCTGGACCATGACCGACCCGTCTGCCGTGGCGGGAGAGAGGGTCGTCTACGAGGTTCGCACCTACCGCGAGAAGCCCGTGGCGGGCGCGGGGGACACCGTCTTCTCCGCGTGGACGGCATCCAACGCCGTGGCCACGATCTGCCCGCCGTACGCGCCGGCCGTCTCGGGGGCCGAGCCCGCCTACCCGACGGGGTCGACGGCGACCATCGGCTGGACGCGGAACCACCCCGACGGCACCGCGCAGTCGGCGGCCCAGATAGAGCTGATCCAGCCGGACGGCAAGACCGTCCCGCACTACATCACCGGCCCCGCCTCGGCGACAACCCTGAGCCTGTCGGTGAAGGGCACCTATCGCCTGCGCGTGCGCACCAAGGGCGCCGACCCGTCATGGGGCGCGTGGTCGGAGTACGCAGTGTTCAGGGTCGCCGACCCGCCGCAGGCGTTCTTCACGACCCCCACGGAGGACGGCGAGGCCGTCGTCGAGCTCCCGCTGCGCGCCGCCTGGACCGCTGTCGACGAGACGGGCATCACCTATCAGCGCCTGAGGCTGCTGCGCGGCGGCTCAGCGGTCATCGACACGTCGGTCGCCGCGGGCGAGCGGTCGCACGAGATAGCCTCCGGCCTGGAGAACAGGTCCGCGTACGTCCTCGAGCTCACCGTCCGCGGCGGCTCGAGCCTGTCCACGACCGTCACCCGTTCGTTCTCGACCGACTGGCTCGTGCCCTCCACGCCCATCGTCAACGTCTCCTACGACGAGGCGCTCGCGGCCGTCGTCACGGTGCGAGACGGCATCTCCGAGTTCGCCGTCAGGGACCACAAGCTGCGCGGCCCCATGGCCATGACGCCCGAGGGCAACATCCGCATCAGGGGCGGCATGTCGATAAAGGGGACGCGCGCCACCGTCCACAGCCTGCCGCCGTGTGCCTCGTTCGATATCGAGCGCGTGCTCGCGGACGGCTCGAGGCTCCTGCTCGCCAGCGGCCTCAAGTCCGGGCAGAGCGTCATCGACCGCCTGCCGCCGCTCAACGTCGGGTTCTCCTACGTCGCGCGCGGCTACGCGGCCTCCGGAACCACCTCGACGACCGAGGTGGGGACCGTGTGCCCGTGCGACGGGTTCGCCCTCAACTTCGGGCCGGACGCCTCCGAGGTCGTCGTGGGCGACAGGAACATGGGTGGCCCGCCGCAGTACTCGGCGAGCCCCGAGCGCGAGCGCGACCAGTTCCACTTCGTCGGCGGCGGCCTGCCCATGGGGTTCGAGAGCGGCAACCTCTCGATGAAGGAGTCGATGGAGTTCACGATCGAGGAGGACGATTACCTGCGCGTCCGCGGCCTGTTCGGCCGCTACGGAAGCGCCTGGGTGCGACCCCATCTGGGCGACCGCGGCTTCGCCGCCGTCACGGGGACGCTCACCAGGTGCGCGCCTGAGGACTACAGGGTGTCCGTATCGACGAAGAGGGAGCGATGGAGGGAGCCCAACGGTGTCGGATGATATCTGGCTCGCGTCGTTCAGGACCTCCTACCGGTACGCCCGCGTTTCGCGGCCGACCGGCCTGGAGACCGGCGCCATCGAGTGCTTCACCGGCGGGAGCATCAGCCGCAACCAGGACACGGACACCTATGAGTCCGCATCGCTGGACTACGTCGGCAGGCTCGACATGGGCAACGACTTCGTGCGTATCTACCTCGACGCGGAGGACCCGATCTCGGGCGCGTCGCGCACCGTGTGCCTGGGGACCTTCGAGTGCTCGACGCCGTCCCGCACGGTGAGCGGCGAGGTGGCGACCGGCACCGCGACGCTCTACGGCAGACTCCACGACCTCGCGAAGGACGACTTCGACGAGCCGTACACCGTGCCGGCGGGCGCAAACGCGGTCTCCGCGGCCAAGGCGATCGCGGAGGGGTGCGGGCTCGAGGTGGTCGCGGAGCCGAGCGACTACACGCTGTCGACGGCATGGGTCTTCGGGATCGCCGCCACGGCGGACACGCCGGACAACAAGCTGGGCGCGGTCAACAGGCTGCTCTCGGCCGCAGGATTCAGGAGCGCGTCGACCGACGCCTACGGGCGCGTGCTGTTCAGGCGTTACCTGGAGCCGGCGGCGAGGCCGATCGACCGCACCTTCTCAGAGGGCGAGGACTGCCGGGTGCTTCCCGACCTCACCGACGAGCAGGACGACTTCGACGCGGTGAACGTGGTGCACGTCGACTTCGCTACCCAGGGCGAGAGCGTCAGGGGAACGGCCTCGGACGACAGCCCGCAGAGCGAGTGGTCGACCGTCTCCACGGGCCGGCGCATCGTGAAGCGGTACCAGTACAGCGACCTCCCGTCAGGGGAGAGCGTCATCGCCGGCGGCTCCTACCCGCTCGCCGGAGACGGCACCCACGACAGCGCGACCTTCAGGTCCAGCGGCGGCGGGGGGACCATCGAGACCGTCGGCGTCTCCGGGTGCCCGATCGGCGGCATCAGCCAGGCGATCCGCATCACGAAGGGGTCGGGCTCCGGTGAGATCGGCATCGCCCAGGACAAGATATCCCTCAAGAAGGGCCAGCCGTACACCGAGTCCGTCTACCTCTACGCGTCGCAGAGGGTGCAGGTGAGGATCCAGCCAATCTGGCGCGAGGACGACGGGGGAGAGACCGCGACGGTCGCCATCGGGCCGGGCTGGACGAGGCTGTCGCTCACGGCCACCCCGGCCAAGTCCGAGGAATACAGCGCGGGCTACATCTACCTTGCCGCTAGCGCGCCGACCGGATCGTACATCGACGTAGCGCAGGTCAAGGTCGAGGAGGGCGTTGTGGCAACGCAGTTCGCGGTCGAGGCTGCGAACGAGAAGGCGGCGAGCCTGCTCGCCACCGAGTGCTCGGTCATCCGCCGCACGATCATCACGGCGATCTTCAACCCGTCGGCGGACGTCTACTCGGCGTGCGCCATCAGGCTGCCGTCTGTCGGGATCGAGCTCGCCCGCGCCTGCATCCGGAAGATGGACCTCGAGCTCTCGATGGGATGCCCCATGAGGATCGAGCTCCGCATGTACATGAGGGGTGATGCCTCGTGAGCGCCATGCCGTCCCTGGCCGCGGACCTTGCCGATATCGTCGCCGGCCCTTCGGCGCCCGGCGTCTCGATCGCCTACGGCACCGTCGTCGCGGCGGACTCCAGGACCGTCGACGTGCGCATCGGGGGCTCGGTTGTCGCCGGCATCTGCATGACGACGTCCTGTCGGGGCGCGGCGCCCGGTCAGCGCGCCATCCTCATCGGGTCGCCGCCGCTCTGGACGGCGATCGGGATCATCGCTTGATTATCGTGCGGGCGCAGGCCCGCGGAAGGGAAGCCGCATGGCCAACAACAGCGACGGGTCCGCCGTCTACGAGGTGAAGGTCGGGGAGGACGACTATATCGACGGCCTCGACGTGACGGAGAGCGACGGTAGCATCACCACCTACCTGTTCCGCCCGGCAAACTACGACGAAGTCGAGGCGGCGCGAAAGAGGGCCGAGAGCGCCGCGTCGCTGGCGAGCAGCGCCGCAGGCACCGCAAAGACTCAGGCATATGACGCCAACGTCGCCGCCGGAGCTGCCAGAACGGCCGCCGCGAGGTGCTCGACTGCCACCGAGAACGCCAACGCCGCCGTTCAGAAGGCGAATGCCGCGAACGATACCGCAAGCGCCTCGACTGCGCTGGCGAGCAATGCGGCCGCCGCGGCCAACGGCGCGGCGTCTCATGCCGAGGCCGCAGCGAACCAGGCGCTGCAGATCGCGAACTCGGTGGCGCAGGGCGCCGCCGGCGAGTCCTACATCGCCGAGCTGCGCCGCCAGAACGGCCAGCTCGCGACGATGCTCGCCGACGCGACAGACAAGTTCATCTACATGGACGGCACGGTCTACTGCCCTGCCGGCAAGGCGTCGGTATCCGGGGACACGGTGACGTTCGGCAGCACGTGCTCGGTATCGGGCAGCACGGTAACCCTTTCCTAAGGAGGATAAATGGCAAATGCAAAGACGCTGGTCGTAGGCGGCCAGCCGCTCAACGTCATCGACGATACCGCGCGCAGCAACGCGCAGACGGCGCTCAACAACGCCGAGTACAACCGCCAGGGCCAAATCGGCAAGTACGGCGGGCAGAACATCGCCACCATCCTGGCGGGAGAGATCGGCAGCGGCAGCGTGTACGACGCGCTGCACAAGCGAGCCGCCAACGGCAACTTCGCGGGCCTGCGCGTGGGAGACTACATCGACGTGCCGCTGGTAAGCGCGTCGGGCGTGGCGGCCCAGCAGTCCGTGCGCTTCCTCCTGGCGCACTTCGACCCGTACTACTGCTGCGGCGACAGCTCCAAAGGCCACCACATCGCCTTCGTGGCCTCCGCGCCCATCGCCGTGGCCAAGACCGTGACCGGCGTTGCCAACGACAGCTTCCTGATGTGGAACACGACCAACACGAACCAGGGCACCGCCGACAAGAAATGCCCCTACCCCAACAGCAACCTCAAGGCGTGGGAGACGGCCTTCGAGGCGTGCCTGCCCGAAAGCCTGACCAAGTACCTGCTGACCCAGCGCGTCCTGCTTGAGGAGCGTTACAGCGCCAGCGGCGCGCTCAACGACTCCAACTCGTGGAGCTGGCAGGATATCGGCAAGGTGTTCTCGCTGTCGGAGATGGAGGTGTACGGCTGCCCAGTGTGGGGCACCAAGGGCTACAGCGTCGGCTTTGACTGCCAGTGGGACCTGTTCAGGGACACCGCGCACCGAATCAACGGAAATCGGTCCGCTTGGTGGCTGCGTTCCGTCATGGGTGGCTCCTTGTCCCACGTGTGCGACGTCGGCAGCTACGGCTATGCCACCTACTCCTCGGCGGCGAACGTCTGGGTTCGCCCCCGCCCCGGCTTCCTCGTCGGCTAGCCAGCCGAGTGCTCTATACTCTGCTTTTAGGCGACCGCCTTGCGCGGTCGCCTCTCGCCCGCGAAGCGGGCCGTTTTTTTCCGCCAGTTTCCCCAGGAGGTGCACGTGAGCGGCGTCTACCAGCGCAACCGCGAGGTTTCCGAGTACAAGTTTTTCACGCAGGCCATCGCCATCCGCGTGGAGGTCAACAAGCTGATGGCGTCCTCCTCGGTAGTGCCCAAGGCCTACAGGCTGCTGAACGCGGTGCCGACCGTGGAGACGGCGCGCGGCATCGTGTACAACGTCAACCGCGCCGACTGCTTCTACCCCAACACCTCGTTCAACGCGCTGGAGAGGAAACGCTACCTGACGCTGGCCATAGCGGACTGCGAGCAGCTTATGCTGGACATGCAGCGCCTCATGGATATCGGCCTGCCCGTGAACGCCAACCGCTTCGAGGAGCTGGCGGCCATGGTCGAGGAGGAGATCAGGCTGCTGAAGGGCGCACGCAAGAACGTGCGCGTGACGGGCAAGAAGTCCACCGAGGAGCGCATAGCCGAGGCCGAGGCCGAGCTAGAGCGCCTGCGTTCGCTATAATGGGCGGCGGTCGCGCCTTGTTTATCGGTACAATTGGTGGCTGCGTTCCGTCATGGGTGGCTCCTTGTCCAACGTGTGCTACGTCAACAACAACGGCAATGCCAACTACAACTCGGCGACGAACGTCTGGGTTCGCCCCCGCCCCGGATTCCCTTATTGCCAGACCGAGTAGGCCCCAGGGCCGAAAGCAGAGCGCGGAGAGGAAGGAAGGCGCGACCGTCGGGCTCACGCCCGTAAATACGCACCCCGCGAGGGTGGCCGGACGCTGCTTGCATGGCGCGGCGCTCCGTGGCTTCGCCGCGTTTCATGGCCATACCTCAAGCGGCTGTCAGAGCCACATTGAAAGCCGTGCGGGGTGCCTTCTGTGAACTCCGAGCAAAGGCGGGCGGCGCGCCGGAAGCGCCGCGAGGAGAAGCGGGCCAAGGCCAAGGCCGAGCGCGTCAAGGCGTGCACGCTTGAGACCGTGGCCGACCTCAACAGCCTGTGCAGGGCTTCCAAGCAGGCCGCGCGCGGCGTGATGTGGAAGGCGTCCACGCAGCGGTACATGAAGGACTACCTGCGCAACGCCGTCCTGTCCCGCCGCGACCTTTTGGAGGGCCGCGACATATGCCGGGGCTTCATCCGCTTCGACCTATGGGAGCGCGGCAAGCTGCGCCACATCAGCGCCGTGCACTTTCCCGAGCGCGTGGTGCAGAAGTCGCTGTCGCAGAACGCGCTCGTGCCCGCGATCGTGCCCACCCTCATAGCCGCGAACTCCGCGAACATAAAGGGGCGCGGCACCGACTACGCCCTGAAGCTGCTCAAGCGCCACCTGGCCGACCACTGGAGGCGGCACGGCCGCGAGGGCTACATACTGCTCGGCGACTTCTCCGACTACTTCGCGCGCATAGCGCACCAACCCGTCAAAGACCAGGTGGCCTCCGCGCTGCTAGATCCGCGCGTGGTCGCCTTGGAGCACCGCCTGATAGACGCGCAGGGCGATGTGGGCCTGGGGCTGGGCAGCGAGCCGAACCAGATATGCGCCGTAGCGCACCCCAACCGCATTGACCACTACGTAATCGAGATGCTGCGCCCCGAGGCCTACGGTCGATATATGGACGACTTCTACCTGATACACGAGTCCAAGGACTACCTGCAGGTGTGCCTGCTGCTCATAGAGCGCAAATGCGCCGAGCTGGGCATCGAACTGAACCCGCGCAAGACCCGCGTGGTGAAGCTCACGCGCGGGTTCACGTGGCTGAAGAAGCGCATCTTCTACACGGACACGGGCCGCATAGTCGTGAAGCCGTGCCGAGACTCCATAACGCGGGAGCGCCGCAAGCTCAAGAAGATGGCCCGCATGGTCGCCGATGGCATCATGACCCCCGAGCAGGTGGAGCAGAGCTACCAGAGCTGGCGCGGAGGCATGAAGCGCCCGGACGCGCACCGCAGCGTTTTGGCCATGGACGCGCTGTACCGCAGCCTGTTCGAAAATCTCGCGCGGGGGGGGGTGCTCAATGCAGGCCAACCCGAGGGACGATTCAAGCGGAGGCAAGCCCTCGCAATAGCGGAGAACCGGCAACTCAAAGCAGCGGCCTAAGCGAAGCGGCTGCGAAATAACAGAAGCATCGAAGGCGTGCTGCGGCGCGCCTTCTTTCTTTGCGCCCATCAAAGCGGCCCGGCAATCTCACGGCGCTAATACGATGGCGACACATTCCCCGACAAGAAAGGAGTCCGCATGGACACTGAGGAAGACATGCCGCGCCCCGACGAGCTTCAAGACGGCACCATGGCCGAGGTCAACGCCCTGCGCGATCTGCTGTCGCAGATTGGCGACCCCGACGCGGCGCACGACGCGGGCGTTATCGACGATGACGAGTACGTTGAGCGGAAGGCGCGAAAGCTCGCCTACACCTCCGCGCTCGCCGCCTACGCCAACGGCGAGGTGCCCGACCTCCCGGCGTTGCTCGAACAGATGCGCGGGCAGGCGTCCCAGCCGACGCAGACCGAGACCAACACGGCGAACATCGACTACCTGCTCATGACCGTGGGAGGTGACCAGTAATGGCTACGAAGAAAACCGTTGAGCATTCCAAGCACTTCGCGAAGGTCAAGAAGTACTACGACAAAGACCTTTGGAGCAAGGCGCGCGTCTACAAGGCTGTCGAGTGCAAATGGATCACCGCCGACGAGTACAAGGAAATCACCGGGGAAGAGTACGCGGAGGCCGAGTAATGGACATCGAGGCGGTAGCCCTCACGGCTTTCGTTTCAGGCCTCGTCGGCGCTGTCGTCTCGGGCCTCGTGGCCGCGCTGAAGTCGCAAGGCAAGAAGGCCGTCGAGCGTTCCGAGGAAGAACGGGCCACCGACGAGGCCGTGAAGATGGGCATGCGGGCGCTTCTTTGGCGTGAGCTGAAGAACATCCACGAGCAGGCCGTCAAGCAGCACGGCCTCACGGTCGCCGACCGAAAGCGCCTCGAAGGCGTCTACGCCGCCTACCACGGGCTGGGCGGCAACGGCACGGGAACGCGCCTCTACACGGACGCGATGAATCAGCCCGTTATCGACTAGGAAGGAAACGAAATGAGCGCAATCCAAGCAGCCCTGACCGTGGTGACGGTTCTAGTGGTTCCGTACCTCGTGCAGGCGATCAAGACCAAGGCCATGAGCGGCAACGCCGCCCGATGGGTCGCAATCGCGGTTTCCGCCCTGTGCGGCGCGCTGACCGCGATGGCGAACGGCATCCCGACCGACCCCAGCGCATGGGTGACTTCCATCTTCGCCTGCGTCGGCGGCGTGCAGGTGGCCTACGCCGCCTTCAAGGCCGTGGGCGTCACGTCGAAGTGGCTCGACTCCCTTCTGGCGCTCGGCGACGTGAAGAAGGAGGGCTAGCCATGGACGACGATACCTTCGAGGAGCTTAACGACGGGAGGGGCGACGATGACCAAGAGTAATCTCTGCACCTACGCCAACATCACAGGCAACCGAAACAGCGGGCGCTCGGGCAACCGCGTTTGCAAGATCACGCCGCACTACATGGCGGCGCATTGGACAGGCAGGCAGTGCGCCGACTACTTCGCCGCCACCGCCCGCCAGGCAAGCTCGAACTACTGTATCGGCTACGACGGCGACATCGCGATGAGCGTAGACGAGGACGACCGAGCCTGGACTTCGGCCAGCAAGTGGAACGACGACCGCGCCATCACCATCGAGTGCGCCAACAACGCCGATTCCTCGCTCACCGACGCCACGTGGGCGGCGCTCGTCAGCCTGTGCGCCGACATCTGCCGCCGCTACGGCTTCCGCCTCGCATATGACGGCACGCGCAACGCGACGCTCACCGAGCACCGCATGTTCTCCTCGACGGACTGCCCAGGCGCGTGGCTACATGCCCGCATGGGCCAGCTCGCATCCGAGGTGAACACGATCCTCGACGGAGGCAGCGCCCCGACCGTCGCGCCGTCGGCCCCCGCATCGCAACCGAATGCCGACGGCAAGGAGGGCACGGGGTTCAACGGCACTTACCGCTGCACGGTTGATTGCCTCAACGTGCGCGACGCGCCGTCGCTTTCAGGCTCCGTAGTCGCCTCCTACGGCAAGGGCGAGACGGTCAACCTCGACGACTGGTACTGCATCGCAGACGGCTACGTCTGGGGACGCTACACCAGCAATAGCGGCCATACGCGCTACATCGCCGTGGGCAAGCCCACAGGCGGATACGACCCGAACGACTTCCTCGTGCGTGATGGCACGGCGCGGGCACAGGCGGGTCACTCGGCCGGCACCTACCGCATCTGCGTGGATGCCCTCAACGTTCGCTCCGGCGCGGGCACGGGCTACTCGACCGTGGCCACCTATCATCGCAGGGAGACCGTTGCGCTCGATGGCACGTTCGCATCAGCCGACGGCTATGTTTGGGGCCGATACACGGGTGGTTCCGGCTACAAGCGCTGGATCGCCGTCGAAACCGCCTCTGGCGAGAAGTACGCCGAGAGGGTGTAGGCGATGCCGTACCCAAGCCCAGCCGACGAAGACCGCAACGGCGGGTGCGGCCCGCTTGTGGCGGCGGTGCTCCTGCTGCTCATCGTGTTTGCCGCCGCCTCATGCGCCAGGCAGGCCATGGGAGCGCAGGAGATGACCGTATCGCCGGCCCGTACCGACGGCCCGATCTATGACCTGCCGGACGATGTACACCAGGAAATCGTGTGCGACAAGCTCAACCGCGAGTACCTTCTGCTCACGACAGACGAGGGCGGCGTGTACCTCATGCCGTACCTCGACGAGCACGGTGACCAGGTGATTATGCCGCAAGCCTAG